GAGGTCTGGGCGCGGTGCAAACCGTTGCCACCGTCCTGGGTGACCAGGCTGCAGGAATTGCGGGGGTGGTCACCCGAGGTGATGGAGATCATGGATCTGAGGATCCAGTCCGTGTTCCAGGGCAAAGACGGGCAGGTCCGGGACTCCACGTCCCCGGACCGGGTTGCGTTGCCTGTGCGGGATCGGGCCGGACATTTGCGGAATATCCGGCTGTACAAGCCCGGGGCCAAGGTGCGCAAGATCATGTCCTGGGGTAAGGGATTCGGCAAAAACAGGCTGTTCCCCCCGGCTCCCCTATATGACGGGCAGGTCATCCTGTGCGAGGGCGAATCAGACACCCTGTGCGCCCTGTCGCAGGGGCTGAACGCCATCACCCAGACCGGAAAGCCCAACAAATGGGACAAGGATCAGATCGAGGCCCTGCGGGGCCGCGACGTGGTCATTGCCTATGATGCGGATCAGCCTGGCCAACGGTACGCGGCCAAGGCTGCCGACAACCTGGTGCAGGTGGCCAAGTCGGTCCGGCTGCTGGAATGGCCGCACTTCATGGGCAGGTTGGAGGATGGCTGGTGGCCCAAGGATGGCGGGCAGGACCTGACGGACTTCTTTGTCCGGCACAAGAAGACAGCCAAGGATTTTCAGGAGCTGGTGTTGCAGGCCAGGGAGCATGATAACCCTAATCCTCCGCAGGTGGAGGACGGGATCACGGAGTTCTTTGTCCGGGGGTTGAATGGGCGGTTGTCGTTCAAGCCAAGACTGTTGGCAGACAAGCTGATCAAGGACGTGCCCATTCTGCACGACCCGGACACGGGTGTGGTGTATCGGTGGAACAACAAGTTCTGGGAACCGTACAATATAGACCACATCAAGAGGCTTGCGGTATTGGCTCTGGGCACGGAATCAGACCAGGGCAGGGTGAATGACGCAACCTTCCAGGCAAAAGTATTGTCGAACATCCCTGCTGACCGGGCAGTCAATGACATGGAGGATTGGCTGTGTTTGCAAAACGGGATGCTGAACATCGATACAGGAGAGTTCAAGCCCCACGCAAAGGACTACTATGCAACTATCGCCCTTGACGTAGAGTACAACCCGAAAAGCACAAAAGACTGTAGCCGGTGGCTGCAGTTTCTCGATGAGACCATCCAGACGCCTGACGTGATCGATTTTATCCAGGAGTTTTTTGGGTATTGCCTCACGAGGTCCACAGCGTTTGGGATCGCCTTGTTCTTACTGGGTCCGGGGTCTGACGGGAAGTCTGTTATGCTCAAGGTATTGAGGACGCTTGTGGGCGCAGCAAACTGTTCTGCTGTTGCGTTGGCCGACCTTGAGGATCAGTTCCACAGGGCAAGCCTCCACAACAAGCTGGTAAATATTTCCACAGAAACCGGTGCAAAGGCTATAGAGTCGCCATATTTCAAGGCAATGGTTACGGGTGACGCAATCTCTGCTGCATACAAGCATCACCAACCATTCGAGTTTGAGCCTGTGTGCAAACAGATTTTCGCGGGCAACCAGTTTCCACGGGTGAGGGACAACACCTTTGGAGTGCTCAGACGATTGAAGATTATCCGTTTTAAGCAGCAGTTTGTTGGTGATCGGATCGACAGAGGCTTGACCGACAAACTTTTGGATGAGTTGTCAGAGATCTTTTTATGGGCGCTGGCCGGTCTATTTCGTCTTCTCAAGCAGGGGCATTTTACAGAGTCTCAAGAACTCGACTCAAACCTGTTGAAATTCAAGCGGGCCAACAATCCCGTGCTGTGCTTTGTCGAGGATTGTTGTGCGACCGGAGAGAGCTATTCGTGCCTCAAAGACGACTTGTTCAAAGAGTACAAGTCGTTTTGCTCGTCAAACGGCTACAGCCCGAGAAACAAGGAAAACTTTTTTCGGGAACTTCAAACCGTCCAAGAGAACCTGTCATCACGTCGGCCTCGAGAGAATGGACGCCGGGTGCAGAGGCTGGACGGTATCCAAGTTGTTTCGGAGGCAGCAGTTGTTTAGCGTCGCATCCTCGATCCCCTGCACCCCTGGTGGGACTGGGCGCACGTCATTTCCGGCGGGTGTCCGAAACGTGCATGATGAGGTCGGCGCGTATGACAGTTTTGTTCGAAGTGGTCAGGGTGCGGTCAGGGCAAAATGTGCTTGCCCTGACCATGGATCGTCAATGATTTCAATGGGCGGTCAGGGTGGTCAGGGTGGTCAGGGCAAATCTGATTTATCGCGTACGCGCGCGCATCATGCGCGTGTTGTGATTTCCAGACAGGATTTTTGGTTTTTCCAAGATTATACCCTGACCACCCTGACCAACGGCTCAACCATGCGTGATCCCGCCCTGACCACCGCCCTGACCGCACTCTGACCACCCTGACCACACCGGAGGGGACATGAGTTTCGAGATGCTGGCGGAAAAATACGGGCGGCGAGGTCGCGCAAGGGATGCGTGTCTCAAGGAGGCTCCCGTTGCTGCTCCTGCCGACGATGCTGACATGGTCGAACCCATGCCGGAAATCACGTGGAGAGACAGCGAAAAGGTTGTCGAGCTCAGCGAGTACGTGAAGAGAAATAAAAGCATGGGGATTCGGGTCTGCATGATCGACGGCACCCCAGGCATCCGGTTCGACCCCCCCTTAGCTCGACCAGAGGCCGGGGATGCTGCCCGCCGCCGATGGGAAATATCGTCACGGGCCGAGGAACTGTACCACGTCGCATTTGAGGATCTGACCGCCCTGATCGAAATGGGCCTGATGACTTTGCCCGAAGCCGGACCGCTCGCCGAGAAAAGGTAGGTTCTTTCGGGGCCCCTCACCGTAGGGGTCGACACGAGCGCAAGACTTGCGCGGGTGAGGGCGGAAAATTATTTTAGCATTTTAGCATTCGTGCAATTTCAAGGGGTTGTGCCGGAAACCCGGCCCGCCACAAGTGCTGTAAAGAAGGAAAAGCGAGGTCTATTACGTGGGTGTAAAAAGTAATACCGAACCGAAAAGTGGTAACACCGAAAAGGATCAACCTACCGTATTTGAAAATGCGTTTCAGGTGTTCAAATATTTGACAGAATCCGGATACAAAGTGGCTCGGCAAACAGTCACGAACCACATCAACGATGGCAAGTTGAAACCTCGGCGCGGTGGTGGATTTTCCGTCTTGAGCGTGCATCGATATGCTCGCGATTTTTTGGGCAAGAAAATAGATGCCAGTCGAGAGCTAGATCTCCCCCTGGGCGAGGCCCAAGAGCCGGGCGGTTACCAGGAGGCTCGGGTTAAAGCCGATGCCGAACTGAAACAGGTCCAGGCTCGGCGCAACGAATTCTTGTACGAGCGGGAGAAGGGGCGCTATGTGCGGACCGACACCGTGGGCCGGGAGCTGGCCGACAGGGCCCAGGCGCTCAGGCTGCATCTGGCGAATTGGATTCAGGAGGTTTCTGGGGATGTGGCCGCTATCTTTGGCGGCGATGATCAGCGATCCAAGGAACTGGTCGCCCTAGTGGAGGGTGACGAGACCAAGGCTCAGGAGCTGGCCGGATGGATGTTTTCCAGATCATCCGAACTGGTGGCCATGTTTCGTCAGCGGCTCAAGGATGCTCTGAGCTCCTACGCCCAGGGGGCCTGGTTCACCGACGACATGGCGTCCGCCTGGGAATCCTATCTGGCCGGCATCGACGATGATGCCGAAAAGATCACCCTCGAGGCCATCGACCTGGTCAACGGGGATCCCGCCCTGGTCGACAATCTTCGAACCCGGTTCATCCTTTCCAGGAGGGATGATTGATGTCCTACCTGCCGCCTCCGTTTACTCTTCTGCCCGGTGAGATTCAGGTCCTGGAATCCAGGCCCCGCGTCTCCACTGCCGAATGGGCTGAAAAGAACTTCCGGATCGTGGCCGGTCCGTATGCGGGTCAGTATTTTCAGCACAATCTGGCCCCGTATGCAAAGGGCATCATGGATATGTGGGACCGTCCATGCGTGCGGAAAATCTTCATTGTCGCACCGTCCCAGACCACCAAGACCTCTATTGGGTACGCATGTGTTGCCGCTGACATTTGGCGTGACCCTGCATCTGCCGGCATCGGCATGCCCGACGAAAAGGCCGCGGCCAGGATCTTCGAGGAAAAGCTTGGCAAGCATTATTTGAAATCACCCATGCTCAGAAAGGATTTGATCCCGGACAAGCAGGCCATTCAGAAGACCAAGCTTTTGCTCAAGGGGGCCACCATCTACGGGCTTTGGTCGGGCTCGGAATCGTCCATGTCTTCGGTATCGCTGCGTGTTCTCATGATCGACGAGGAAGACGCCAACATGGATAAGTCCTCTGTCTCCACCATGGAGGAGCGGACCATCTCGTACCAGCACGATTCCAAGATCATCCGGGTATCGAAGCCTCGTGGCACCGAAGACGAGGGCACTATCTGGAAGGACATGAAAAACCAGTCCCAGGCAATCTACCAGTTCAAGGCCGTGTGCCCTGCCTGCCGGACCGCCCAGATCATGATCAAGGATCGGATCAGGGTTCCTGAAGGCATACGAGATGCCAAGGAGATCCTGCACAAGAAGCTCGCATGGTACGAGTGCGAGTGCTGCGGGTATCAGTGGAACGATCACATCCGCAATCTCGCAGTCGCCGGTGGCCATTGGTGGACGGAAACACCAGTGTCCAACCCGGAAACAGTGGGATTCCACTTGCCGTCCTGGGTATCCCGGTACGTCTCCTTGTCCAAGGTCGCACACGATTGGTTCCTTGCCCACCAGGCAGGGACCCCGGGGCAGCTGACCAGGTTCGACAACAACCACAAGGCCATGCCCGGCAAGGTGGTCAGCGTGCAGACCGATGAGGACCGCGTCCGCGACATGGTCCGCCCGGACTGTCCGCCCATGATCGTCCCATCCGAAGCCGTGGCCCTGACCATGGGCATCGATGTCCAGATGCTCGGATTCTATTACGTGGTCCGCGCCTGGGCCAAGTCCGGGGAATCCTGGTTGGTGGAATATGGCTGGTTGGATTCGTGGGGCGACATCGAGCGCGTAGTCTTTGAAACCACATGGCCCGTGGATGGGATGGATGAGCAGATGGGAATCTGGCGCGCCGGCGTGGATCTGGGTGGAGCCGCCGAGGGGCAGGACAAGACCCAGGGCTGGTCCCAGAGCGAGGAAACCAAGCGGTGGCTTTTGAGCCTGGACGATCTCGGTGTTGATCTGGACCGAGTGTATGCCGTCAAGGGGGCCAGCCGGCCACAGGACCAGGTTGTTCGACCCAGTAAGGTCGGCCTCGAGCCCGGCGTTCCGGCCAAATTTCAAACCCCGATTATGATCCGGCTGCTCGACACCGTGGAACTCAAGGATCAGATCGCCATGGTCCGGCTCAAGAAGGAATCCCGTCAGCCCATGTGGCTCCACCGGGATGTTGCCGAGGATTATATCAAGCAGATCACGTCTGAAAAGCGCATCCCCGGAAAAGGCAAGAACGGCAGGGCGCTATGGGATGCCGGCGGTCGCGCAAACCATTTACTGGACTGCGAGGTCTACGCGGCTGCGTGTGCT